AATATGTACGGCCCGAATTTCTTTTTAATTATTCATTTGTAATTTCTTTACATACTACGATGTTTTCCGAATAGGGTCAATAAACACGCTTTGGGCTAATACCAATTTTTAAGCAAAAAGTGCCTATATGCATTACATGGTCTGCCTTGATATCTATGTTTGATATATCTATTGAACCTTTCAACCTGTTTATCCATGGGCAAAAAGGCCTTCTTCTCAATATTCATTATCTGAAATAGGCCATATGCCCCTGTTTTACTGTTCCTACTATGTAGGTTGAAGTTAGATTCTCTTTGTACCAGGGATATAGTGCATTGAATGTCTTTCTCTGAATACCCCGCCGAATTTAGCAGGAGTATCAGAGAGACAATGGTTTCTAACACAGGACTACTCCTGGTCTGTAGCCACCTCTGGCTGTGTTTCAGCCTCCACCTTTGGTGCTTTCTTACTGATTTTCTTGGGTTTTCTGCAGTGTTTCTCAAAATCCCATTCATCTGCTGGGATTAGTTCTCCCTTATGGTAGACAGTTTTCATCTTCTTCTCCTTCAGGGTCAACCTCAACAGTGTTGTTTTCAACCCATTTGAATATTCTGCCTTTGGGTAATAGCAGGTCTAAAAGCCTCCACCCTGCTGCAAGTAGTATGGCTCCAAGTCCTGCCAAAATTGCTACTAATTCGTTACTCAAAGTATCCCTCCATATTGCAACCTAACTGAGTCGCAATACATCCATTTTATAATTGATGTTATTCAAGAAATCTTGGAGGGTAAATGAATACAGTAGAAAGCGTCCCAGCATTCCTGGAGTGGAATGTTTATAAGGGAGATACAGCAAGATTAAATATTATTTTAAGAGATGAATCTAATAAAGAAATGGATTTATCTGATTACGAATTTGCGGGGCAGGTAAAAGCATCACCTAAAGACAATGATTCTCTCCAAGAAATCACCATAGTAAAAAGTGATTCATTAATTACCCTGACATTAGATGACACAAGCACCCTTCCAAGAAAATCATATTTTGATATCCAAAGCACAAACATAAATGGGGATATTCAAACCATTTTGAAGGGCAATATAAATGCGGAGGATGATGTAACAAGATGATTAGTTCAGTAGAAGTATTAAGTCCAGATGAAGTAAAACTATTAGTTACAAATTTAAATTTAGGACAAGGACCTCAAGGAGAAACAGGCCCACAAGGACCACAAGGTCCTGCAGGTCCTACTGGTCCTAAAGGTGATACTGGAACAACTGGTGCAGTTGGACCACAAGGCCCAATTGGTTTAACAGGAGCCAAAGGTGATACTGGAGATACAGGAGCAACAGGAGCAACTGGTGCACAGGGTCCTATTGGCGTTACAGGTCCTCAAGGACCACAAGGATTAAAGGGAGATAAAGGCGATACAGGTGACACTGGTCCACAAGGCCCTATTGGATTAACAGGCCCTCAAGGTGAACAAGGCATTCAAGGCATTCAGGGTGAAAAAGGCGATACAGGAGACACAGGCCCTCAAGGACCTATTGGTTTAACTGGTCCACAAGGAACGCAAGGAGAGCAGGGTCCACAAGGAATACAAGGCCCACAAGGAATTCAAGGTGAGCAGGGTATTCAAGGACAAGCAGGAGCATCTGTAACTCTTAAGGGAAGTGTTGCTAATACGCAACAGTTACCAACAACAGGAAATACAACTGGTGACTCTTACATTAATCAAGATGATGGAAATCTTTATGTTTGGACAGGAACATCCTGGTATGACGCAGGACAAATAGTTGGACCTGAAGGCCCACAAGGTATTCAAGGAATACAAGGCCCACAAGGTGAACAGGGTATTCAAGGTGTTAAAGGTGAAACTGGAGATACAGGTCCTCAAGGACCACAAGGAATTCAGGGTATACAAGGAGACACTGCAAAACTCTCATATAACTTTACACAAGTAATACCAAACTCAACTCTTTATACAGGAAGCGTTATAACAATTCCTAAAGACCCACTCTTTGCTGGTGGTTTATCTGCAAATGTTAAGTTTGCAGCCTATCAACCAGGAACAACAAATCTCTCGCATGTTTTATTTGGAATTATTATCTCTCAAACAGCAACAACATTAACTTTACAAATTGGAACAGTTTCTATTAATTCTGCTAACGATAATCTTTCTGAATGGGAGATATCAGTTTCAGGTCAAAGAGGAACTCAAGGCTTAACAGGTGCAACAGGTGCTACTGGTCCTCAAGGTCCACAAGGTGATACAGGACCACAAGGACCGCAAGGTATTCAAGGTGTTCAAGGACCACAGGGAGAAGTAGGACCAACAGGTGCTACAGGAGCCACTGGTGCTACAGGACCACAGGGACCAGCAGGTGTACAGAATGTTTATGTTCAATCCACAGCACCTTCAAACCCATCTGTTGGTTGGATATGGATAGTGGTGTAAATGCCTTCTAATCTGCATGACAAAATAAATAGTTACGCTTTAGAGCGTGGAATTGAGTTCAATGAGCCTTATTCTTTAACTCCTACAAGAACTGGAACCAACTTATTGGGAACTTACGCATTTTCAGGCTCTCCAATACCAGTTTATGACGCAAATGTGGGTCCAATTGGTGGTGGAGGTTCTTGGAGATTCAATGTTCTTAATAGCAGTTCTCCAACATTCAATACAACTTCTGCTAATGAGTTAGCAGGAATTGATGATGAAAACTGGACTCAAGGCTTGTGGTTCAAAATGTCTGCTTTGCCAACTCTAACTACGCCTACAGCATCGTTTGGAGGAATAACAGTTTTTGCAATGACTCCAGCATCAGTTTCAGCAGGTTGGGTTGCAAATGTCATTGCCACAAATTCAACCGCTGCAGAAGGTGGAGTGAGTCTTGCAGGACGACTCAATTATGGATTTACTTCTACAGCACTATACACGCCAGTCTTACAAGCAGATACATGGTATTACATTGCTGCTCGTAGAGTAGGGACTACCATGGAGGCTTATTTAAATGGACAATTGATAGGAACACAAAATAACCCTACACTCACATCAATCCCATCAAGAATTAGATTTGTAGGTTCCAGTAACGCTGCCACAAATATTCCCCAGGTATGGATTTCAAACTTTCATCAAAGCAGTGCATCAGTCATTGATGCAGCAGCAATTGCACAAATATATCAGGCGGGAATTACCTCACCTTCTTCAAGAACAGTAAAATATTATGATGGCACAACATGGCAAACATCTTCTGCACAAAAAGTATTTAATGGAACATCATGGGTTGATTGGAATGCCAAAAAATATGATGGAACAAATTGGGTAACAATTTAATTGTGGTACAATAGAGTAGTGAGAGTTTTTGTCACCTCATAACTTTCACTACAACTAAATAGCAAGACTCTGAGTTTTAATGTTGCCATATTCCTTCTCAGGGTCTTGTTTCATTGAAGGGCAGAAATATGAAAAAAATGATTAAGATGATTAAAAATACATCTGAAAAAGAAGCACGAGAAATAGCATTGTTTATCAAAATGCCAAGAACGATTATTGATAGACGAACAGGCAAACAGACTTATAAGTCCTAAGTTACTGGTGAGTAACATAGGTAGGGAAGGCTACTTGCAGACCCTCATAAAAACTGGTATAATTGTGATATAGGCCACACAGCCACAGGGATTTAGTTACCCACACATAGGCACACAGTAGGCACAAGCAGTAACTCTATTGGAACCAATGCTCCTTCCCATGAGGGGGTACTGGAAAAAGGTTTCTTATCCAAAGGCGTTCTCCCTAACCAATAGTTTTAAGAATTATGAATTGAGTTGCTCCATTAAGACTCACTTAAGCACTTGTAGTTGTGTCACCACGAGAATTACAAGTTCATGGTTTGTAAGAAATTACAAAGTGTTCCCAGTGGGGAGAGAAATCTTCAAAGGGGAATTAGCGGGGAATAGAAGTAAAGCATCTATCTCTTATATATATAAATATATATAACTAATTCTCTCCAGGACATGGCTTAAGGCCTTTACATGCAATAAAGATTTAAAAAGGAGAGTTATGAGTAAAAGAGGAAGACCAAAGGTAGAACAACCATTTGAACCATTGTTGGCACAGGATTTGTTGTTTGATTCCCATAAGCCAAAGATAAATTATGTGGGATACAAATTACATCAAGATGTACTTAAGAGAGAACGATTGGAAAAAGGTTTGAAGCAATTACACGAAATTGCATTCAATGAAAGACTGCCAGATAGCACAGCAAAGGCTCTGGCATTAAAAATAGGAGGCAACATATGAAAGAAATAAAACTCTTCATAGATTTAGTGCGACTTAACCGCAGACATAAGCGTATGAAGAAAGACTTACAAAGAATCGGAAATAAGATTCAACTAATAGAAAATCTCATGGTGGAACATGGAATCGTCCAGAAACCTTTCTGATTGGGATTTAGATTTTAGGCGGGGACAAATAGGTGAAAACCTCCTTGCAGATATAGTAGAAACATCTGAAGTTAAGACAGATTATCAATGGCAACACACTGGCAATCTCTATGTTGAATATGAATGCTGGTATGTAAATGACAATAAATGGAAGCCAAGTGGCATAGAAGTAACAAAGGCTAAATATTGGACCTTTGTAATACCTGTTGCGGATAAGCAACAGTTAGCAATATCAGTACCAACATCCTTAGTAAAAAAACTGTGCAAGGAAGCACCAAAGGTGCCAATGCATAACTCTGAGAATCCTTCTAAGGGATATCTAATAAAGGTTTCTCAAATTATGAACGCTGTATATGAAGAAGCAAACAAAGGCAGGAAGACCGCCTAAAACAGATTGGCCTGATACTCCCTGGTATTACATGGCTAAGTTCAAACATACTGAAAGGCCAAAGCCCTGCAGTAGATGTGGACAGAATGCCTATTACTACTACCAGGAGTATCTGTGTGCCCCACATTTGCTTGATTTATGCAATCTTGGGGAGGTTCATTGGAAATGGGACGAATATCCAGAGGTATGGGCAAGGACAGAGATGCTCCTGAGAAGGCCTCAAAAATCTACTGGTGCAAAGAATGCGAAAAAGCAGGGGTAGATGAGAAGTGTTGCGAATTAGCAACAGTAATAGGTTGGGTTGAAAATGGGTAGAACATATGACACTGCTGAATATAAGCGGAATAGAAAGATAACATTAGAACAAAACAATTACATATGTCATTACTGCACAGGACCTGCTACTACAGCAGACCATATAGTTCCTGTAAGTCAGGGCGGGACAAATGAATTATCTAATCTATTACCAGCATGTCATAACTGTAATAGCACAAGACAAGATAGAGACAGAGTAAGACTCAGATACTTCAATAGAAGGTATGGGTTATGAATCTAATACCCCGCCCCCATCAGACTACAAAATATACAAACCAAATAATGAAAAACCATATATCCACGATATTGGGCAAATATGGTTTGTTAGATAAATGGTTTGGGGTTTTTTTATATATCTACAGACAACCCCGCCCCCATCAGACTACAAAATATACAAACCAAATAATGAAAAACCATATATCCACGATATTGGGCAAATATGGTTTGTTAGATAAATGGTTTGGGGTTTTTTTATATATCTACAGACAACCCCGCCCCCAATGTCAATAAACAAACAGGAGATAATTAGTGAAATGAGAACAGGAATGAGCCAGGGACCAAGAAAGCCAAGATTAATAAAGGGAGATGGAGAGCCTTTATTATTAGATTTTTCTTTGGAGGAAGCAGTAAAGAAATCTCTCCAAGCAGCAACATGGTTAGAAGAGGCAGATATAGGTGCAGCAGTACAGGCAGTCCAATTAGCACAGACTATGGATTCCATGCCTGATAGAAGGCACCAAATAGCACCCATTTTCATTGGGTTATTAGCCAATTTAGGTCTATTAAATAACAGAGAAGCAGATAAGACCCTAACACCACAGGAGATGTTGCAGCAGATTGCTATGGGGTAGAGATGGATTGGATACCTACCCACTTCACACAACCTTTATCAGAAGATTTTATTTCTGATGGTCAGAAGTTAATTAATATCTCAGAGGCTATTTGGAAACTGCCTGAGAAACATAATGAGATTTTAAAATTAACAGATTGGCAGAAATGGTTAATTCAACATGTCTTAGAGAGATATCCAGATGACCATGAGAACCCAAATTTGGCGGGTAGGCTGCGTTATAAGCAAGTTTGTATATCTATGCCCAGAAAGAATGGAAAGAGCCTTATAGGGGCCTTATTTGCCTTATATGGGATGCTTCTACATGAACCTGCACCAGAAGTAATATCAGTTGCAGCATCTTCAGACCAGGCCAAGATTGTTTATAGAAGATTATTACATCAAACAAATACATCACCAATATTAAAATCTTTATTTAGTAGGTCTACAGAACACAGGGGTCTATGGACTGCAGATGGCACTGGTGTTTATAAAGTTATTGCATCTAAGGCATCCACTGCTCAGGGTCTACATCCTTCCCTTGTTGTATTTGATGAGTTGCATGTGGCTGATTCAGATGTATGGACTGCTATGGCTTTGGGTAGTGGTACAAGACCAGATGGAATTGTTATTGGAATTACCACTGCAGGAGATGACACTTCTGAATTATTAAAAGATTTATACAAGCGAGGGTCACAGGCTGTAGATGGGGAACCTGAATTAGAAAGATTTGGATTTTTCTGTTGGGAGGCACCTATTGGCTGTGAAGTATTAGATGAAGATGCTGTAAGGCGTAGCAATCCCAATTTAGCCTCTGGAATATTGTCCTGGGAGTCAGTAAAGAATGAATTAGCAACCATGCCTGAAGCAGATGCTCGTAGATATCGCCTAAATCAATTTGTTTCTTCAATGAATGCATGGCTTCCTGTAGGGGCTTGGCAGCAATTACCTTATGGAAAACCATCAAATCCCAAGATATTTGCAGTGGATAGAACCCCTGGTTGGGACCATGCGTCAATAGTTGCAGCCTGTTTAGAGGAGGGGGACAAGGTATCTACAGAACTTGTAGCCTCATTTAATAATACAAATATTGATGAATTACTCCAGGCTTGTATCAAATTAAACAAATATGGTGCCCCATTTATTGTTGATTCTTATATAAATCAAGATTTGGCACATGCGTTAAGACAACGAGGAATTAGAGTCCATATGGCATCTCATAAGGATTTAATCAGTGCCTCAAATAACGCATATCGTAGAATTATGCGTAAGACACTAATTCATCCAAAAGATGAAATAGTTTCGCTGCAAATGCAGAGGGCAGTGCGTAAAAATGTTGGAGAATCTTGGAAGATTACTCGTAAAGATTCAGGAACTGACATTGATGCAGCGATAGCAACAGTATTAGCCATTTGGTTTGTGGATACACAAAAGGCCCCAGAGCAGATGGTGTTTTAGGAGCAGACATGGGATTTAGAGACAGATTAGTTGAAAGATTAGGTTACACACTTGATGTAGTTGAGCCATTTGTCCCTTCCACAGATAATCGTGCATTACAAATACCTGCAAGAAGCCAATCCATCATTAATGAGGACAAGGCACTTCAATTAATTCCTGTTTCAAGATGTATATCTGTTTTAGAGACAGCAATTGCACAGATACCAGTAGAAGTATTTAGAGACATTGAGAAAATCATTACACCAGGATGGTTAGAACTACCTGATGTAAAAAACAACATTAATCAATCAGAATTTATAGGCCAAACAGTAGTTTCAATGGCCCTTTATGGAAATGCCTTCTGGTACATCACCAGGGGACCAAGAGGAATTAACAATGTTGAGTTAATCCCTGCAGGAAATGTAAATATAGAAAAGCAAGATGATGGTAGTTATGAATATTATGTAAATGGTATTAAGACTCCAGGGGACCGCATTAAAC